GCCTTTTGCCTCACGAAACATTGATTCAGCGTTGGCACGTTTACCAAAGAGCCAGACCTCATCAATCAGAATAATTGAAGCCTTTTTACCAGCAGCAGCGTTACTTTCAGCAGCAATAACTTTCAGTGTTGCGCCAGTACCTAAATGAGTCACTGTCTTTGTGTGCTCAGAGATATTAATCATCTCTGACAGTTCTTCATCGGCTCGAATAAAGTCTCGGATCGGATTAAACGAGTTGTCCGCGACTTCTTTTGTTGGCGCGATAATAATGAGTTCTGCTGATTTCCGGTCATTCAGAATCAATGCGGTCATCATGATTCCGGCTGCAATCGTAGACTTGGTGTTTTTCTTTGAAATCAGTAAGAAGAATTCACGAATCAGTCTGCGTTTAGTCTCGGGATTGTATGACCCAAATATTGCTGCAACGAATTCAAGTACCCAAGGCAATGTGACTTCACCCATTTTCGGGCTATCCATCACATCAACCAGGATTAACTCATTAAATATTCTTAGCGCAATGTCTGCCACATCAGGAAATAGCGGCTTACACGGCATGAGAGATTGTTTAGCGACAATGCGTTCCTCCCAATCTGGGCACGCTGTTGTCCAGTCTGGGAGCATTGCTGACATAAATTTAACTCATTAAACCTATATGAGAGCCCATCGATTTGATGGGCCATAAGACGACATTTACCTTGCAGTTATTTGACGATTTCTACAGTTGCACCATATCGATTGGTGACATACAGCTGATCACCTTTATATAAAAATAACTTGGCAAAACCAAAACCATCACTACCTTTCTCTGGAATAGCGGGAGCGATCTGGCAAGTTTCGTTTAAACAAAGAATGCCAATGCATTGCTCTTTTGCAATACCATTCACACCCTCGCGTTCAACAACATTGGTGTATTCATTCATCAACTTATTGTCTTGTGAATCGGGTGTGCAGTAGCACTCAATAAGATCAGGTGACTCACTATTATGTGCTTTAGCCATAGCCCAATCTTCATCCCATGATTCCGATCCTTGTCGAGCAATCACAATGTCTTTTAATTCAGTTACCGAAGTAACGCCATTTTGGATAAGTTTTACTGTAAACATTTCTGTTTCTCCTGTTTCTACTTGCAATAAAAAAGCCCGCGCAATGCAGGCTTCTGGTTAATAAATTTTTAACTCGGCTTCATCTGCGAACCCAGCGTTCCGAACTTTCCACCACCTTGAGTGGCATTTTTAGCATTCTCTTCTTTAGCCTGCTTTTTACCAGTCTCACCAAGGCGCTGATGTTTATATGGGAGTGCGGCTCGAGCTGCTGCAATCCGGTCTTTTACTTCGAGTCCGTTTGAATTCCAGACAGTCTGTAAAAACTCCAAAGGGTCAGAAGTTTCAGGAATATTAATTTCACCATCACCAATCTCGCCAGCAAGTGCCTGCATAACATCTGGATCGTTCATTAATCGTGAACCTTGCACTTGAGCTGTGTGTTCTGAATAACCCGCTCTAATCGCGGCTTCTGTTTGGTTTAAACCCTCGTTGATTGCTTCCACGAAGGCAAGTTTTCGATCTGT